CGAGGTAATTACCCGGGGGAACCAGAAATGGCATGGGAAAACCGGATCATTGGGTCGGGGATTGAAAACCCGGATGAACTGAACAAGAACCCGAAGAATTGGCGGGTGCATACCCGGCTCCAGACAAAATCGATGGAAGCCATCCTTGATAAGATTGGATGGGTTCAGGAAGTTATCGTCAATAAGCGGACCGGGAACCTGGTTGATGGGCATCTACGGGTTGAACTCGCATCAAAACGGAAAGAAACCGAGATACCGGTCAAATATGTTGACCTGTCCGAAGAAGAAGAAGATTTGGTTCTTTTGACCTACGACCCGATTGGGGCGCTCATTCAAGCAGATGCCGAAGCCTTGAAAGAACTGGCCGATGCCGCCGATAGGGAAGATGAAGGAATTCGGGCGCTTATCGAAGATATCGAAGGAGAATACGGGTTATTCAAATTCGATCCCGAAGATGAATGGAAAGGAATGCCGGAATTCAAACAGGAAGAGGAGAAACATTTCAAGATTATCGTGCATTTCCCCGATGATAATGCCGTGAATACGTTTTCCGAGTTGGTTGGTCAGAAGATTACGGAAAAGACGAAATATATCTGGTTCCCCAAACAAGAGGATATACGGCAGCGCGATTATGAATACGTGACTGATACGGACGCCGATACAGATGAAACCGAATAAACTATATTCATCGTTCAGCCAGATGAAAGGGCTGCTCTACACCGATTGGTTTGACGCGATTCTGGACGGGGATTTCAAACCGCCTATTGGTGTCGGGATTGATTTAACAAACCGGTGTAACCTGAGTTGTGAATGGTGCAACGCTCGGGATTACCGGAACAGCCAAACGCTACCGTTTGAGCATGTAAAACAGATAATCGATATGTGCCGCGATTGGGGCGTGAAAACCGTTTGTTTCGCCGGTGGCGGGGAACCGACCCTTCATCCGCAATTCCCGGAGATCCTGGAATATACCCATGCTGCAGGGTTGGGGATTATCATCAGCACAAACGGGACACGGCTGGATAAACGGACGGTTGATGCAATTGGGCGGAACGCTCAAATCTGTAGTTTGAGTTTTGATGCGGGGACAGAAGAAACGTGGCGAAACATTAAACACAGCGACCTATACCCGCGATTAGTGGAAGGGTGCAAGAATCTTGCAAAACTAGCAACGGTAACAGGGTTGGATTTGACGTTTAAAGTTCTTTTATCCGATAAGAACCAACATGAGGTTTATACGGCGTGCGAATTGGCAAAAGAGTTAGGATTCAAGAACTTTTTTGTCCGGCCCGCAGCATCGGAGAATATCCTTGGAGAGTGCCGGGTGATTGAATTCGATACCGATGCCGTGTTCTCCCAATTGGAGCGGTGTGAAACGTTGGAGACAGAAGAGTTCCGGGTTTACTCGAATTTTGGTCGGGTATCTGGCACGTTCCAAAAAACCCATCGGTTTGAAAAATGTCGGGCGACTCCGTTATCGACGGTATTTTGCGCGGATGGGTATTGTTATTTGTGCATCGATTACCGGAACCGAGAAGAAGGCCGGATGTGCCGCCACCTGGATATCATGGAGTATTGGAATTCACCTGCCCACCACAGTCTCATAGACGCCGTAAACCTCGATAACTGTCCTCGGTGTGCATTTGGCAATTACAACGAACAAATCGAGCACTACAACGAAGATACGTTCTTCCGGTGGTTCTTGTGAAACCCAAATACCCGATGTATGTGCTCAGTTATGACCGGTGGCAGGATAACCGACGGCTTACAATACGGGAATTTGAGCGGATAGGACTCCCGTATATCGTTGTTGTCGAACCGGAAGAGGAAGACAAGTATAAAGCCGTGTGCAAAGGCGGCGAAGTCATTGTCATGGATCAACGATACCACCGCGAGTTTGATGCGTGTGTCCCGCGTGACCCGGAAGCCCGGCAAGGGACGGGGCCGGTTCGGAATTTCATCTGGGACCACGCCGAATCTCATGGGCATGAACGGCATTGGGTGTTCGACGATAATGTGAGCGCCTTGTATCGGGTCAACCAGAACAAAAAAATCAAAGTCGCTGACCCTACGATGTTCAAAGTGATGGAAGATTTTGTCGACCGATACACGAACGTCGCTCTCGCCGGGCTGAATTATGAATCGTTTGTGCATCGCAAATATTATCGGCCACCGTTCGTGTTGAATACCCGCATCTACTCGATGATGTTGGTCAAAACCGATATGCCGTATCGGTGGCGGGCGCGATACAATGACGATACGGATTTGTCGTTGCGCGTCTTGAAAGACGGGTGGTGCACGATTCTTTTCAATGCGTTTGTTGGTCACAAAATGGCGACCCAACAAGTCCCGGGCGGGCTAACCGACCAGATTTACATGAAAGAAGGAACCTACGCCAAATCTAAGTTAATCCGCGACCTTCATCCCGATGTAACCAGAATCGTTTGGAGATTTGGCCGTATCCATCACTATGTTGATTATACCCCGTTCAAAAAAAACCGGTTGAAGCGGAAACCCGGGATTGTTATCCCCGATGATACTAACGAGTATGGGATGCGGTTAGTGAAAAAGCCAAAAACCGATTGAAAACGTGAGGAATCGAAAAGCCTTTAAATATTTTTCAAGTAAACAGGTTAGAGATGATTTTATGGCGATTCCTAAAAAGAATGGAGATCCGTTTCATAAATCAACGAGATCCCAAGTTATAATCAGGCGAAACGCCGCATTCAAACTCCTATTGAACGGATACGGTCGGAATGACCTTTTACAATATTATGTCGCTCAATACAAGAAAACCGGTAATAAACTCTGGGATGTTGGAATAAACACCGTATCGAAGGACATTGCCGCATTCAAGAAAGAATTGACGAAACTCGCTTCTGTCAACCGAGAAGAAGAGTTGGGGCGGGCGCGGGCGCGGTTAGACGGGCTGTATCGGCTGGCAATGGCCGACCACGATATCAAAACTGCGCTATCCATAGAAAAGACCCGGATTGAACTGTTTCGGTTGAATGAGATCATTGACGATGGGACCGACGAAAGCCTGGACGAACTCATCAAAGCGTTGAAATCAAAGGTTGCTCAGCGCAAGAAACAGAAAACCACCAAGAAAAAACAGGATGATGAGTAACCACCATGATTATCCGTGACGTTTCCGATAAACAGTTGGATATCCTCGAATATTCTGATTCCCGGTGGAATATCAGTAGTGGCGCGGTTCGGAGCGGGAAAACCGTTGGGGGGTTTCTCCTCCTTCCTCTGAGGATGACGACCCTGCCCCCGGGGAACTGTTTACTTATCGGGAAAACCGAACGCACCTTGAAGCGCAACATTTTGAACCCGTTGCGGGAGATTTATGGTAAGAAACGGGTATCGTACCCGTTTGGAGACGGTGAAATAAAATTGTTCGGCCGGCATTGTTACATTGTTGGTGCGAACGATGAGCGGGCCGTCACAAAGATCCAGGGGTTGGGGTTGGTTTATGCGTATGGCGATGAGATCACCACCTGGCCTGAATCTTTTTTCAATATGTTAAAATCTCGGTTATCCGAACCGGGAGCAATGTTTGACGGGTCTTGCAACCCGGAAGGCCCGTTCCACTGGTTGAAAGTCGGGTTCCTGGATAAAGCCGAAGAGTATGGAATCCGGCATTTTGAGTTTAAATTGGATGATAACCCGTTCTTACCGCGTGAATTCGTTGAAGCCCTGAAAAGAGAGTATACTGGGGTATGGTATGACCGGTATGTCGAAGGAAAATGGGTTCTTGCCGATGGAATCATCTACGATATGTTTGATAAGCAGTTACACGTAATTGAGCGTATCCCTGAACAGATTCGGTCATATTATGTTGCGGTTGATTATGGAACGACCAATCCAACCGCCTTTGGCTTATACGGGATTGGGGCGTCCGGGACTGTATATAAGGAACGAGAATATTACTGGGATCCAGCAAATGAAGGCAAACAAAAGACCGATTCCGAGTTCTCCGATGCAATGGCCGCGTTCATTGGAAACATCGTTCCCCGGGCGATAATTGTTGACCCAAGCGCCGAATCGTTCCAACTCCAATTGAAGCGGGACGGGTTCAGGAACGTCATAAACGCCGATAACAGCGTCCTCGACGGGATTAGGACACAATCCCGGATGTTGACCACGGGACGTTACAAGGTGTTGGAGCGATGCAAACAGACAATTGCGGATTATGGCGCGTATGTTTGGGATTCCAAAGCACAAGAACGCGGCGAAGATAAACCCATCAAGAAGTTCGACCATACCAAGGATGAAGAGCGGTATTTGCTGCATACGCTGTTTGGGACCGAGCGATCCGTAAGAACTATGAGTAAACGCAGCCTCGGGTTATAATTTCGGGTTGTAAC